AAAAATGGAAATAAAAACACTAATTGAGAAAAAAGCAGAAGTATTAAAACTTAGGCGAATTGCAAGAAAATACGACGTTATAACTAAATCCGATGTTGTAGAGATTGAGAGCGAAGACGATGTCTTAAAGCGCACGATTATTGGTAACACTTATAACAGGTTAGATAATCACGGTGATGTACATTTATCGGGGTGCTTTGCTAAGTCAATAAGTGAGCGTGTACCGTTTTTCTTAGCCGACCATAAGCACGATGTTACTGCAAAGGTGGGAATAATTAACGAGGTAATGGAGTCACCAATAAGTTGGGCAGAATTAGGAATTGATAAAGATGGGAATACCGAGTGTTTAAAGGCAAATGTTGATATTATCGAGGATCTAAACAAAAGTGTATATTACCAATATAAAAATGGTATGATTAACCAACACTCAGTTGGAATGGAATACATACAACTGGATATTGCCATTAACGATACTTACGATAAAGATGGTTATGCAAATTGGTTAAAATACTTACCGATGTTAGGCAATCCAATCGAAGCTGAGGAATGTGGTTACTTCTACCTAGTTAAGGAAGCGAAATTGTTTGAAATAAGCGCAGTTTTATCGGGTAGTAATATACTTACCCCAACCATGCAAGACGATGCCGTTATAAAAGAAATTTATAATAAATTTGGAGATATAGAAAAATTTTATGAATTTTGTAAAATCACTCTAGGAACTGAGCCGAATGTAATCACTCAGGTAGTAGAGCCGAAAAAGAAAAGCTATTATAAACATTTAATTAAAAAGTAAAAACAATGGAAAACTTTACAGCAGAAACAACCTTTGAGGAATATTTAGGAATGTTGGGTATTGCCAACTTCGATGAATTACCTGAAGAGGAACAAGCGAAATTAGTGCAAGACTACCAAGACGCTTTAGCTAACTTGGTTAAAATGTACGAAGAAGAAAACAAGAAAAACAAAACTCAAATTTCAGTAATGAAAAACCAAATGGAAATTGGGTTCAAAGAATTATCTAAAAAAATTGAAAAAATGAAATCAGTAGAAAGCGTAGTAAAGAGCTTTAGCGCTCAAATTCGTGAAAGCTTAATGGCTAACAAACAAGCGTTAAGCGATTTAAAGAACGATAAAAATAAATCCGTAGTATTTAAGGCGGTTGGTAACATGACCTTTAGCGGTAACTTATCAGGCGGTAACGTACCTGTTGAGGACCGTATCGAGGGTTTAAATGTAATTGCATCGAGAGAAAACAAATTCTTATCGGCATTACAAGCAAAAGCAACTTCAAGCAATGTTATTAGTTGGGTAGCTCAAGCGAATAAAGACGGTGCAGCGGGACAAACTGCTGAGGGTACTGCTAAAAACAAAATTGATTTTGATTTAGTTGTTGCTTCAGAGAATGTTAAGAAAACAACAGCGTACATTAAAATTTCTAACGAAATGTTAGACGATGTTGATTGGATGCAGTCAGAAATCGAAGCGGAGTTAATGAGAGAGTTATTCAAAGCAGTTGAGAACGGTGCATTTAGCGGAGACGGTACAGGTGCTAATTTGAAAGGTGTTAAAACCGTAGCAACTGCGTTCGCAATTACAGGAGCTGACTTTGGCGAAGTAGTTGTTAACCCTAACATCGTGGATGTATTGGTTGCGGGTAACTTACAAATTGAATTAGCTGAACAAGGTCAAGCCTCTTTATGCTTCTTAAATCCTAGAGATATAGCGAAATTAAAAGTTCAAAAAGTAAGTGGAACAGATAAGAGATACATCGACCGTTTACAAACTATCGGGGACACTTTATTATTAGACGGAATTACTAAGATAGTTCCAACTACTTTAATCCCTACAGGAGAATTCTTAATGGGTAACTTTGATAAAGCGTACTTAGTAGAAAAAGACGGTGTTAAATTTGACATCGGCTACGAAAACGATGACTTCACTAAAAACTTTGTTACATTATTAGCTGAGTGGAGAGGTGCGGTAGTTGTTAAGACTAACGATAGAACGGCGTTTATCAAAGGCGACTTTGCATCTGCTGAAGCATTATTACAAACTACGTAATCTTTCTTTCATATCATAGTAGTTTAATTGTTGAATGGTGGGGGCGTAATTGCCCCCACTTTTTTTTTGGTAATATGAATAAAGTAATATACATAATGGCAATATATCAACGCCATGAATTAACTAAGATAGTGTTAGACTATTATCGGGGTTTAGGTATTGATTTAATAATTGCGGGTAGTGAGGGCGTAATAAGTCAAGATTTGGCAAAAGGGTTTAAGTATATCGAAACGCCAAACAGTCCGCTAACTTACAAGAATAATGCAATGTTAAAAGAGGTGCAGAAATATGAACATGACGCGGTTGTGTTGTTGGGTAGTGATGACTTGATTTGTCCTAATACGGTGGAATTTTACAAGCACCTAAAAACAGATAAAGTATTTGGGTTTAGTGATATTTATTTTTATTCAACTGAGCATAAACAACTCGGATATTTAGAACTCGACAAACATTTTGGAGCTGGGCGTTTTTTCCCTAAGTCGGTATTAGAAAAATGCAATTATAAAGCTTGGCAAAGGCAAATAGATAGGGGGTGCGATATGGAAACAGAACGATATTTTAAAACATTGGGGATTGAATTTGAGCGAATAAGTATAAAGAAAAACAATCTTTTTTTAATAGATATAAAGCACGATTATAATATCTCGAGCAAAAACATTATCTTTGCTTGTAAGAAAGAAAACTTTAATATTATGGCTAAAAAAGTAGGAAAACAAACAGCGAATAAAGTAGAGCAGTTAACATTTACACCTAAAGCAGTGTTAAACGGTTACGTGCGTGTAATTTGTAACGACAAAAACGAAAGTTTAAAGGGGCGTACATTGTTGTTGCCTGAGGAAAAAGCAAACTTAATAGTGGCTAAAGGTTGGGGAGTTTATGAGGGTTAAGATAGAGGGCAAGAATTACGAGGTTAAGACCTTGTTCGGCGAGTATAAAATAAAAGATTTAATTTGGGCAAATCGTATCTTAAGGGAAAACGATATGAGCCCTCGATTTTGTATGAAGTTGCTTAAAGAAACGACTAACATCCCTGTTGAGGTGCTCGAAATATTGGATTTTGAAAGCGAAATAAAGGTACTTGCTGAAATGAGTTTAATCGGTTTGCGTACTCCTGATATAGATGTGTTCATGGATTATGTGCAAGTGGACGGTGTTAAGTACTACAAGCGTGAAGAATTGTTAACCTTAAGCGGTATAAAGGTAATGTTTGGTAAAAACAACTTTAAACAGTTTGCATTAATGGGGCAGTTGCACGATATATTAGCACGTAATAAGGAAGTTGATCCTACAAACTTAGCTTCATTGGTTGCGGTGTTGTATGGCGAAGACTTTTCGGATAAGGCGATAGAGGAACGAGCAAAAAAGTTTATGGAGTTGGATTTGTATTCGGCTTTTAGCGGTTTTTTTTTGTTTCAAAGGGAATGGAACAAATTTCTAAATTGTTTGTCGGAATTTTCACAAATGAGAGTTCAAGCGCTGTTAAGTATCGAGCGTTTGCAAAGAAAATTATTGAAAACAATTTTTGGTTTTCTTTTGCCTTTGAGGTGGCAGAAATGGGAATTTTTAATAAACCTAACAAGACGCCTTTAGAGAGTGTACATGAAACTAACTGCATGGATGTACTGCACTATTTAAACGTAAAACAAGCACAAGCTAAATTAATAAATTATGATTAACAAGATTATTGAATTACTTGAAGAAGTTGCAACCGCCTACACTTATGTACAGGGGTTTAGTTATGCAAGTCCCTACGAGATGAACGGCGCACCAAGTATGCAATTTCCTCATATTTTAGTAGCTGATACACCTGATTGGAGTAATAAAGGCGAATATCGTGGCAATGGTTTAGGCAATAAAACAACGTGGGATTTAAGAATATTCCTATTTGACACTTACAACCAAGCCGAGCGTACAACGGTGGGACGTGCAACCAAGCAACAGGAATTAAAGACTGCAATGGATAGGTATTTGGCAGAGTTCAAATACAGGGCGTTAAATGAGTTGGGTTACAATGTAGAGTTAAGCAATGGATTTGTAGCCAAACGCCAAATGAATGGTAAATTGGAACAATGTAGTGCCAACTTGAGGGTAACAGGCAACAACACGTGTGATTTAGGAGTTTTTGAATATGCTGGATAGTTGGAGAGCAAAAGGGTTGGAATTAATCGGGGAGTTTGTGCTCGATTTGATGAAAACGGAACTTGAGGAACAAGGGCATAGGGCAACGGGGAAGCTAATTGATAGTATGACTTACAAAATCAATGGCGATAGTATTGAGTTTTACGCTGAGGATTATGCGAAATTTGTGGATAGTGGGCGAAAAAAGGGAGCTAGAAAAGTGCCGATAGATGCGTTAATTGCGTGGATTGAGCAGAAAGGTATAGCAAGTGGAGATACAGAGGTTAAAAAAGTAGCTTACGCAATCCAAACGGCTATATATAAAGAGGGTAGCCCAACGGTTTTAAGTTTGGAACACTCAAAAAACGGCAGAAGAAAGGACTTCATAAAGTTTGCAGTTACGGAAAATGAAAAGATTATACTTCAAAAAGTAGTAGAAATATTCGATAAGACGGTTAAAACCGAGTTTATAAATGAAATGGTAAATATTAGAAAGCAATGGCAACAACGAACTTAGGACTTTTAGGCAGTCCGTACTTAACACAAAAGAGGGTAGCAAGGGCACAAACTAATAATGCAAGTGTAATACAAATGCGTATGACCGTAACTATTGACGCGGTTGATTATGTATTTGAGCAACTACCAGATATTGGAACGAGCAACCTATTCACGTTTGAATTGAATAGCTTTTTACGGAACTTTGTAGTAAGCAGTTTAAAAACTTTAAGCTCGGGTAGTGTTGCAAGTGGTAACACAACTTTGTTCACGTACGTTTTTGTTGGCTTAGACGTTAACAACGATGTTATAAGCGGGGAAACGTCCGCAAGTGGCACAAACGTAGTAATGAATTACAGCAGTGATGATTTAAACCCTATTGATATTGCCGATTATCTGAACTCGAATACAGGTATAGCAACCAACTTGCTTTTAACAGACTTTTTAAACCCAAGAAAGGTAATATTAAATAGTTACGTAGCTTTAAGTAGCTTTAGGACTGGCGACACTCAAAGGTGGTGCGTAGTATTTACAGACGCAACGGATAGTATAGTGTCAGACGCTGAGGTTTTGCCTGTGTTTGACGGTACATTGGGGAGTGACATAAACTACGGAAGCACGTTAATACAACAATTTGATGAGCCAACAGCAACGAAAATGAGTATATTTATTGCTGATACAGGCGGTTCGGGGTTTAGTCGTACGCTTAGGAGTAGGATTTACACCTTTGAAAAAGTTGCAGAACCGTGCCAATATGTAGAAGTATTATGGATTAACCAATTTGGAGCAATGGAAATTACATTGTTTAATTCCAATTTTGCATTTGGAACGCAAATAAATAAAAAATCATTTGAGAAAGTAAGACCAGTTAACCCTACTTCATACGATAGAGGGCAAAATAATTACATGGTTGAGAGTGTTAAGCGCTTTACCATTTGGAGCGACTACGAAAAAATGGAAGATATAGAGAAGCTGAACTACATTTCAGTAAGTCCGCAAGTTGCTGTTAGAATTGGAACGCAAATAATTCCTGTAATTGTTGAAAATGCAACGACTGAAGATTATAATTACCATGAGCCTATAAACCGAGTTACTTTCAATATGGTAATGGCAAACAAACGTATAAATGTTGTATAATGGAAGATTTACAGATATACATAGTAGGTAAAGGGTACTTAGATTTACTAGATTTTACCGACTTCCCGTTGGTACTTAAAAAAAGTATTGCTAATATTAGCGATGTGACAGCCCGGGAAAGTGACTTCAGCTACGATTTTGAAATACCAAACAATGCGAATAATAACAGCATTTTATTTGGTATGGAATACGTAAGTTATGCGGACAAATCTATATTAGGTAAGCAAGAAGCGGTTATCGTTTTAAACGGTGCTGAGTATCAACGTGGATTTGTAGAGGTTCGCGCGTCTAGGTACATGGATAAATACGTGTGTAACTTTTTCGGTGGGAATGCTGAATGGATTGAAGAGGGTGCAAATATTTTGGTTAAAGATTTGGATTGGAAAAACGACACGCAGAACTTTACGCAGTCGGGTATTACAACGGTTAACACTTCGGGACGTTCGATTAATGATATATTTTACCCATTTGTAGATAGGAACACCGCAAACGATATAGGCACGTATCGACCTGTATTCTATTTGCGTAATTTATTTGAGTTGTTTTTTAGTGGCATTGGTTATAGTATAGATAGCGACTTTTTAAGTAGTAAATTTGTTAATGGTTCAGGCAACAACAACGGTTTAGCAGTTGATTTAGGCGTTAACTTTGAGTTTGATGAAAGCGATATAGTTGATACTATTGCGAACTATTCGGGCGACAATGCGGACGCTGTTAATTATTTTTTAGCGTGGATATTTCAAGGAGCAACGCCGATAGCGGTACAAACGATTAGAAATATTACACCGTTTTACACGATTGAGAATAGTGATGACTTTAGTTTGTTCGACCCTTTAGTAGGTTATACAGTGCCAAAAACGGGTTTTTATCAATTTACCTTTGACTTTTCGCAATCTTTATGGTCGTTATATTATGGAGCTACATTTGACCCTAGAGGTTTAAGCCCCTATATCGAACTACAATTAAAGCGAGGGACTGAAGTTGTTGCATTTACAGATATTAACGACGAGGTACAACCGCAAGGTAAGAATGTAAATTTGAGCGTGTTTTTAAATATTGGAGATGTAATTACCTTTACAATTAGGGAACGCAATCAAATGTTAAACCCCGCTGAAGCTTTTGTAAATCGTAAATATAAGATACAACCGCGTAACAACACTTTCAACATCCAATTTAAAGCTAAAATAGAACTAGGCGATACCTACGCAATTAGCCAAGTAGTGCCTAAGGATATGAAAGCAATCGACTTAATTAGCGACTTTAAATTTTTGTTTAACCTTTACTTTGATGCCGATATTAAACGCAAGGTAGTGAAGATTGAGCCTCGCAATAGTTGGGTGGATGTAGATAGCGCAGAAGTAGACGGATATTATCAAAGTGTTGGTTTAGCTAGTAATTGGACTGATTTAATAGATTATACAAATCCGCCCGAGATATTTAACGAGCTAAATTACAATCGGGATTTAAAGTTAAGATATAAAGCCGATGCAGATGATAAGTGGTTACTACAATGGGAAAAAAACAACAATAGAACTTATGCGCAATACATCCATAATTTAGGCACTAGGTTCCCGAATGGGGAAACTATACTTGAAACAAAAATAATAGCACCAACCATACAAGGGCGTACGAGCAATGTAGTTACTTCAATAGTGCGCCAAGAGTACGCGCCTTTAATTGGAGTTGATACAGACCAGCCAAGTCCGAATAACAGATATGCGCCACGTATTGGGTGGATAGTGAACAGCAGTTTTGTAATGGAAGCATTTGACGACTTAGTAGTGTTTGCCGATAGTAGTAAGCTAACATTTAACGGCACTAACGGACTATTTGAGAGGTTTTGGAGTAAGAATATACGCAATTTAATTAATGCCGTGGTGGTTAAATGTAAGGTGCGGTTAACAAAGTATGAGATTAAAACTTTTGACTTTAGCAAACCTGTTTATATTGCATTACCGCAACAATTAGCGGGATATTACGCGGTGCAAAGTATTGAAGCAAACTTATTAGATGATGATTTGGTAAATGTGGAGTTGCTAACTTACAAAGATTATGCACCTTTGACCGTTGATCCGAGCCAACGAACTAATATAAATGCAAACACGCAAAACCAACAGAACCAACCCGCAAGATTTGTTTTGTTTGAAGACGATACAACAGGGCAATTAATCAACGTGCTTGATGTGGACGATAATGGAAACTTTATTAATTTAATATACGAATAGAAATGGCTGAAGAATTAATTTACAAACTAAACTTTGAGGGTGCTGATGACGCAACTAAAAACTTAGCGAAACTTAAAAAGGAGTTAGCGGACTTGACCGCAAAACAAAAGGAAAATAAGGAAGCTTTAAAGCTAGGTACTATTTCGCAAGAGGAATATTACGAAAGTCAGGTTAAGTTAGAAGCTGAAACTAAATCGTTAAAGGAAGCAACGCGCCAAGCAGAAACGGCATACATGGCAAACGCTAAGGCGTCGGCTGGTGCTGGTATGAGTATAAAGCAACTTAGCGCTGAATTATCCAAGAATAAACAAGCTTATCAAAATTTAAGTAAAGAGGAACGCGAAAATGATGCAATAGGGGGCGAATTATTACGTACTATCCAAGAGCAAGACAAAGAGTATAAAGAGTTACAAGTTAGTATAGGTAATACCCAAGTAATGGTGGGTAGTTATTCAGACGCAATACAATCAAGTTTGCCGTTAATGGGGAGCTTTGGCGGACAAATACAGTCTATTATAGGCACATTGGGACAAGTTAAAGAGGCTTTTTCTAAAATAGGTGCGGTTGTCGGTAATCAAAGAACCGTTGTGCAAGGGTTTGGGAAATCAACGCAATCTACAAGCAACGATATTAATGGGATGTCCGCAAGTATCGGAAATGCAACCGCCTCTACTATTGGGTATAGTCAAGCGCAGAACATAAGTAACAGTGCTACGCAAGAAGCGACTGCTTCAACAATAGGGTTTCAGAGAGCAACTCAATCCGCTACTGCTTCAACTAAAGCCCAAGCGGTCGCAACAAATGTTAGTTCAAAATCGTTAAAACTGCTTAGAATTGCCCTAATTAGTACAGGAATTGGTGCGATAGTGGTGGCTTTAGGTAGTTTAATTGGTGCATTTGCTAGTACTCAAAGAGGAGCGGACGCAATAGCTAGGGCACTTGGTCCCGTTAAAGAAATTTTTGCGGTGTTCGTGGGTTTCCTACAAGATAAAGCATTGGCAATATTCGACCGCTTAAAGGAAGCAATCAACAATCCTAAACAAGCGTTTGTGGATTTATTAGGATTTGTAAAAGATGTTGTAATAAACCGATTTAAAGGGTTACAAATGTTTTTTGAGGGGTGGGGCAATAACTTTGTGGGTTCGTGGCAAACTTTAGGACTGAAACTAAAAAAGGTTTTAAACAACGTGCCTATAATTGGAGCGGGTTTAGGTAAAGACGCACTTGCAAAGTTGGATAAAGATATTGCAAGGGCTGAGAAAAAGGTTACAGACGGAGCGCAAAAGATGAAGAAAGGTTTAGCCCAAGCAACAGGAATGGATGTAATTGCTGAGGGCTTTAATAAGGCGGGGAAGGCAATGGATGAAGCTAGTAAGAGAGCGCAAAGAATGCAAGATATATTGGTGGCTATCCGTAAAAGTGAAATTACTTTAAATAGGGATTTGGAGCGTAATAGACGCAAAATGGAGGAGCAAAAGTTAATCTTAGAAAATCAGTTGTTACCAATCGAGGAAAGAAATAAGGCGGGTAAAGAATATATGCGTTTGTTGGATGAAAATGTAAAACGTGAAAGTGATATAAGCAAAATGAAGTTAGAACACGCACGTTTAAGTATGGAAGCCAACGATACAGATGATGAACAAAAAAAGGCTTATTATGATATGGTTGCAGAAAACGAGCGTATGTTGGCAGAAGCAACAGGACGACGCATTGAAGTACAAAACAAATTAAATGACTTTCAAAAACAAGCTATTGCAGATGTAAAAAAACAAGAAGAAGAACGTTTAAAAGCACAAGCAGAAGCCGAAAAGGAAGCGCAAAAAACAGCTTTAGAAAATCAAAAACAAGCATTGCAAGAGCGCATTGCCTTAGAAGAATTTGAATTTAAGAAAAAGCAAATTTTATTTGGTGGCACCCAACAGGAAGAATACGAGATGGAAGTGGCGCACCAAAAAACAATGCTTGATTTGAAATTGGAATATGCTAAAATCGCTGGGGATAGTGAGGTAGAAGTTAAGCGCGAAACTGATTTGGCTATATTGGAATTGGAAAAACAAAGGGTAGATAAATTAAAGGAAGATGAAAAAGAGCGACAAGAATATCAACTAGGGTTAAAAGCGGAACAAGCTAAAAAACAACAAGAGCAAGTAGATGCAGCGCAAAAGGTAGGCGATGAATTATTTAAAAATGAGGTGCGTAGAATTGAAGCAACACAAAAGCGTGAAATTGACAGCCTTACATTAAGAAGACAAGCGGGGGAAATTAGCCAAGAGGAATACGAAAAGAAAAGACTAGAGATTGAAAAGAAAGCGTTTAAGGAAAAGCAAAATTTAGATGTCAAACAAGTATTAATTAACGCGGTTGTAGGTGCTAGTAAATTGATTAGTCAGTTGGGTATTGGTGCAATTCCCGCATTAGTTGCTTTAGCTGCCCAAACAGCTGGACAAGTGGCGAATATCAAAGCGCAGAAGTTTAGATTTGGCGGTAACGTTGGCGGTAAATTACACTCACAAGGTGGGACAATGATTGAAGCGGAAAAAGGCGAGGCAGTTATCATGCGAGAGGCAGTAAACCCAATTACAGCTCCAATATTATCGGCTATTAATACGGCTTACGGGGGCAACCCAATCGAAGCAATAGGACAAAAAAACGCCCCAATGCAAATGCAACCGCAAAGAATTGAAGTCGTGAATGTTGCAACTGAAACAACAAATATTTCAAATCGTGTAAAAAATTTACAAAATGCAAGGCGGATATAAGTAAAATTTATTAACTTTGAAAAAATATAAACTAAAACTAAAAAAATTATGAGTTGTGCAATAACTTCTAACTTATCGGTAACTTGTGCCGATGAAACTGCAAACGGTGGTTTGTCAAGAATTTTTATGGTAGCAGATAAACAAGTGGCGTCTGTTACATTTGGCGTTTCTCCAGCGCATACTATTACAGGAATTACAACCGTTGATAGTGCTAAATTTGTGGAGTACATGGGTAGATTTGAAACTAAATCTATTGCTACTGAGGCAAACAAAGATAACGGAGGTGTAAGATACACTCACACTATCGAGTTGTTTATCCCTAAATTAAACAAGACTAAAGCTGAGGTATTAGCTCAGTTAGATGCTGTTCGTGGTACGGTTGCAATCGTTGAAACTTACGAAAGTGCGGGTACTGACAAACAAGCTTTAGTATTTGGTTACGATAAGAAAATCGGTGGCGACGCATTTTTAAAGGGTACTACAGCTCAAATGTTAGAGGCTACGGTAAACGGACAAAATGGTTATATGTTAACTTTGGTTGGTGCTGGTACTGAATTAACTAGAGAGTTCATTGGAACTATTACGGTTGAAGACGGTGCAACAGGTACATCTGTAAGCTTTGGTGCATAATGACAAAGAAAAAGTACATATTAAAGAAAAAGTTTGAGAACTGCCTACTTCATAGCGAGTTGGGCA